TTGACCACCTAGCGGAAGAATTAACCTACTCGGGTAGCTATGAGCCAGCAGATCCAAGCTTCGACCCCGAGCCCGGTCTCCCCGGCGGCAGCCCCGGCGGTAACCTCGGACCAGGGCTCAACCGCCTACCCGCAATGGGTGGCGCAAACAGCTACCCCGGCGGTAGCTTCGGTTCCTACAGCCCAACCGCCGTCGCAGGCGGCACCGGCTACGGACCCTTCTATCAGCAGCCAGTCCAGCCCGTCAACGTTCAACTCCTCCCCGAGCAGCAATCCTTGGGAAGCAGCGATGGGTTCGCTGGAGCGGGTGCTGTCCCAGGTCAACTCTCAATCCCTCAGCCAGGCACCACAGTATCCCTCCCAGACGGCTGGAACTCAGGGTACTCAACAGACCGAGCTGAATTTACAGGCCCAACCCTGGGCTTACCAGGCGCAGCAGGCAGCGCCGATCTCGTCTACCAGCGCCTCACAGACCCAGGCTTCCTCTCAGGCTTCTACGGCCCAGACGAACGGCGCCAGCAATCTCAGCGACGCAACTCGCGCCGTCGTTGAGCACTTCGGCATCGAAGCTCCTGGCATCCTGAATCAGTACGCATGTGCTCTCGAGGACATGCTGATTCAGCAAGCCACTGCGATGGATGACCTGGGCGGTCGGCATAACGCTATGCAGACCATCCTGACCAATCCCGACACCTTGGCTGATTACACCGATCGTTTCTTCACCGAGGTCGTCCCCGTGGATATCGATACTCCTGCAGCTGCTTCTCCCCAGCAACAGGCTTATCAGCAGAACTACGACATGCCCGCTCCTCCTGCTAATGCCGGTGGTACCCAACAGGGCGTCGCGCCTCAGGGTCAGTGGGAACAGTTCAGCGATGTTATGAACCGTAGCCCCGAGAACGCCTGGCGTTATCTGAGCTCCATGGGTCCTGAGGCTCTGCGCAGCAAGCTCCTGTTCATGGACGCTGCCTGATACAGTCTCCCAGCAAACCCTACGGGTGGGTTGCGACTCCTCAATTACCCTCCTTCGGGAGGGTTTTTTATTGCTAATCTTTTAGAAGCAACTAAAAAATTATGCGTGCTCTAGGTGATCTCCGCCGTAAGCCTCCTATTGAGGCTCCTAAGGCTCCTGCTGCTGAACAACCTGTACAAGAACCTGTACAGCAGACTCAAGAAGATTCTTCGTTTGACGAATCCGTGGTCATCGAGTGATTTCTTCCTGAAATCCTCTTTCTGATTTCTTCCTCTGCCAGTTTTTCTAAGCTATTAAGGAGACGCACTCCTGCATAACCGCAAATAAAGGAGGCAGCCAGTGCCTCCTTTTTTGTAAGTTGAAATTTCTCAGCAACGGCTGGACTTACGAACGTCGCTAGAAGGTAGCCAGCTAGTACCGTCTTAATTACGTAGGGGATGAATTTTTTAACTCTTTGAGGGTGCGCAAGGATATCAGTGATGGACCCTGAGGAGGAAGCTACACATATTTCAGGGTCTTCGATGAACACCGAAAAGGCCTCTCCAGAAGGTAACTGCATCGGCCCTTTTAATCTTTATAAATTTTAGGGCATTAAAATAGACTCATCGGGAATAAAGCGATGGTCTACACTCCACAAACTAATTGGAAATACGACAAGAACTTATATCACCCGATTCAATCGGGTCCACAGAGGACGGGTAGTGATTTAAATCTGACCAACACTTACCTAGTAATTTCTAGCGGTTATGTACCTCCTAGTGGCGTACAACAAACTTGGGTAGGGGTAGACCTTCAAGGAGCTGATTTCGGTCGAATCCCAGTGGGTCCCCCGAACATTAGTGGTTATCTAAATACGGAATGGAGAGCAGTCCCCCCAGCTGTCTCGGGTTATTGGACAGATTATTCAAATAGCAACCCACACGCTTCTGGTCTGCTGGACAGCTACTTGGGCTTCAGAGCTCAAGGTCTCTACCACACAGCAAACAGCACCGTACAGACGGCGCTAGGTCCTCAACCTGGTCTGAGGAATTTTGGCGCATATACGTGGTTCGGTGCCTCTGTACCTGACAACCAGAATTACGCTCCATTCCAAACACCTTCCAGTAACACCAGTGTTGATGGGGGCATTACCGGAGGTCCTGGTTCTTTCGAGAGAGTTAGGACGCCTATCCTCACTAACCCAACAAACGACACGTCTGGTTCGAGAGCAGCGTGGGAGTACAACCACCCTGCTTACTGTCGTACATACGCCGAGGCCATCCGAAGCTCAGTGCCTGGACAGATGAGCGCTGTAACAAGATTTAGTTATAGAGGTAAGTCCACGCGTTACGTTCCAAATTACGGCTCAATATACGGTGTGCTTGGTGAAGGTGTACGCAATATGGTGCGTACTTTTAGCCCTGGCACTAAAATTTAAACGCTAAGAACGCGACAATCTTAGAGTTTATAGCTCTGCTGATGCTTTAAGCTTACTTTTGTAGTTTCTTCTGGAAATTATCGATGTTCATCGATAGCTGAGTGCTCAGTTTGTCGCCTAGTCAGGTAACTGGCTAGTGATAACCGGGTGAATTCAGGGAAGCCCCTAGGCAACTCTTCTGAAACAATCGGCGTAGCCGAGAACCTTGAAAATTAGATCTTTATTTGGAGTAGGCATCCTCCGATAAAGAAGCCTGAGAGTACCTCCGTCTCAGAAGCGGGGGTATGGGTAATCCTGAGCGAAGCCAATCAAGCGTGATTGGAACGTGCAGAGACTAGGTGGTGCAACACGATCTTGTTGCGTAATACACCATTAGCGCCCGGCATCCTGGCAACAGGATGAAGAGATAGTCCACCTCCGTGGGAAACTGCGGGTCTAGGTGAATGATTTTCCGAAGATTCTTGGTGCCGAACTGTACCGTCCTCACCCCGCATACATCGTTGAGATGGCTGCGGAGCCTGTGGTTGTTCACGATTTCTTGACCTGATAAGGTCTGGGAACTTCCGAGTGAAAGCTCGGTCGAACAACTCCGTGAATTGCTGGAACGCCGGACCCGAAAGGGAGGCCAATCAGCAGCCAAGCCAGAGAATATACGCTCTGGAAGGTTCAACGACTAGATCCCGAGAGGAAACTCAGTAATGGATCCACGAGCGCGGAGCACCCAAACAGATAATGCTGTGGGTGATGATATAGTCTACTCATCAACGCCCTAAAGTTGATGTTACGTGAGGATAAAGAGCCTCACGGTGCTTTTTATAGCATTACAGGTAGCAAACAACCAGGCCAGACCGTTCAGCTTGACCGTTAACTAGCGATAGCGGTCGTTAAACTCCGTGAATTGCTGGAAACCCTTCAAATACTCGGGCAATCAGCAGCCAAGCCGTACGGCAACGTGCGGAAGGTTCAGAGCATAGGCTATGGAGTCCTTATGGGACGGTAAAAGCCCACGAGCGCGGAGCACGTATGTATTACACATCGTGATGATATATGCCGACCTTACGGGATGATAAACCGTAAGAACTAGAAGATAAAAAACTTCTAGGGTAACATTTGTATCGCTTCTGGGGTAACCCCGGTAGCAAAGAATCGCGTGAGCGTACTGCAGAGCAGACCATCGGTACTGCTAACAGTCGCAATATCGTCAAAGACAAAGTTCTTGTGACGCTTCGCGAATATACCGGCCCCGCAGATCCTAGCGATCCTACTTCTCCTAGCACCTTTAAAATTGCTAAAACCTTGGCCCTCGTCTGAGAAATCAAACGATGAGCACTCCGTGAATTGCTGGAATCCCTCCTGACGTTCTATTATGTCTGGGAAATCAGCAGCCGAGCTTGATGAGTAATCATCTTGAAGGTTCAACGACTAGGGTTGACTGTACGCTTGACCTGCTTCCCGCCACAGATAAAGCTTTTTTAAAAGCTTGTCTCTTTGGGGATGGTTGGTTAGGTCTCCAACGTAAAAAATACGTACACTTGCGTATAGGTCACTCAGCTAAACAACTTAACTGGTTGACCTACAAAGCGGAGAGACTAAACCAAATCCTAAGCAAGGATAGAAGAATTTTAGGACCTTACAAGCAATCTGACGGTGTTAGTAAAGATAAGAAGCACGATTCTTATCTTTACTCCATCGATGACCACAAGTTATTTTTACCGTGGTTTAATCGCTGGTATGAGGTTCCTTCTGTCGGGAAAGTCATTAAGCACGTGACACCTGATTTTCTATCCGGATTAGGTCTTCCTGAGCTAGCCGTTTTATGGTGCGACGATGGCTCCGTCAGTTCATCTGATCGGGTTAAAAAACATCGCCTCAAAGACGGAACACTCAGGGAATATCCTTACGTAGAAGCACAAGGTCAGCTAGCTCTATGCTCTTTTAATCACGAAGAGCATCAACTTATAAGAGAATGGCTTTATTCCATAACCGGAATAAGATGGCGCTATTCTCCTAGAAGTGAAGAAAATAGAGCTACTTTAAACATCGGGAAAAGAGCTTTACGTGACTTCTTGCCACTTATTGCTCCTTATGTCCCTTCGTTTATGGCGTATAAAGTCGATTTCTCCCACTGCCGTATACGGTAAAGGAGGAAGCCCCACGAGCGCGGAGCACCCAAACAGGTAACGCTGTGGGTGATGATATAGTCTGAACTTACGGGATGGTAAACCGTAAGAACTAGAGGATAAAGAGCCTCTAGGGTAACAAATTGAGGGAAACCCTGATTACCGCACAGCGTCTGCTGTTAGATACTGGTAATCTTACTGCTTTCCACCAGTCCATCGGTTCGCTGACCCTGCTCGACGACTATCGTCGTTGGCGTGACCGGGTGTTCATTAATGAACTCCTGAAAGCAGTTTCCAAAGGCCAAGCTTCCGACTCCCAAGGTGGTTACTACTACCCTGGCGATCTTGCCGTCGGCGCGCTTACCTATACCAACGCCGAACAAGCTAAGTTCGACGTTAAGGACGACCTGCTCCGCGTGGTTAAGTCCATGCGTAAGCGGAACGTGCCTACCTATCAGGATGGTTTCTATCGCTGCGTTTGCGATCCCACCTTCCTGATGCACCTGCGTCAGAACAGCGATTTCCGCGAGGTCGCTCGTTATCCTGGCAACGGTCAGATCAACCCCCTCATGTCCGGTATGCAGCCCAACGCTGCTATCTACATGGGTCAGGGCTTCGGTCAAGCCACCTTCGTGGCTGGTGAGCCTATTATGCCCACCGGCTTCGTATTCGAAGGAGTTCGCTTCTTCGAATCTACCAACATGCCCTCCCAGTCGCAGACTGCCACCATCGGCGGTACTGGTGCTACTTACGAGAGCGCTATTGGTATGTTCTTCGGTCCTCAGAGCGTGGGCGTCGGTATCGGCGGCAACAACGCTCAGGTGCTGTTGAACAACAATGACGACTTCAGCCGTTTCATCATGATGATTTGGAGCCTGTACGCAGGTTTCGAACTTCTGAACGCTGATTTCGCCACCGTGGCTTACTCCTTTAACGCTTGAGGAGGTAACTAACGATGGCAATCAACTCTAACCAGCTCCAAGTTGCCAAGATTTATCCTGGTAACTACACCAACGTTCTTCGTTACTGGCACGAAGAGAAGTCCGTTGTTTTCAACAACGAGAACGGAACCTCCGAAACCCTGACCGGTCA